CGTCCTGAGCAGTACATAGTAAAAGACTTGAACATTGCTTACGAAGGACTTAGTGCTACAAAACTTAATACTAACCAAGCATATGGCCCAGGTGGCGGTGCTGGTTATCAAACATTAGACCAAAAGTACATGACAGGTCGTACACCTGACTCAAGTAGCAGCCGTTATAGTCAAGATGCTAACGAAACTGCTATTGACGCAGAGCATGTTGTTCACTTGTCGATGAGCGAAGGACTGGATCAAAACTTTCCTTTTGGTAATAGTTTACTAGAAAGTATTTTCAAAGTATACAAGCAGAAAGAGTTGCTTGAGGATGCGATTATTATCTATCGTGTCCAACGTGCGCCAGAGCGCAGAGTATTCTACGTTGATGTGGGCAACATGCCATCACACCTTGCTATGCAGTTTGTTGAGCGTGTTAAAACGGAAATTCACCAAAGACGCATCCCATCCAAGACAGGAGGCGGACAAACAGTCATAGACAGTTCATACAACCCTCTGTCAATTAACGAAGACTACTTTTTTCCACAGACTGCTGAAGGACGTGGATCAAAAGTTGAAACTCTTCCAGGTGGCACAAACCTTGGAGAAATAGACGATTTACGATATTTTACTAACAAGTTGGTTCGTGGGTTGCGTATTCCTTCAAGTTATCTACCCACTGGGGCAGATGATTCAGCTTCACAGTACAACGATGGTAGAGTAGGCACCGCATACATTCAAGAGTTACGTTTTAATAATTATTGCGAACGGCTTCAGAGCATGATAACTGAGGTATTCAACAACGAATTTAAATTATACCTTGCGCAAAAGGGAATAAATGTTGATGTAGCAATGTTTGACTTAACACTTCAACCTCCACAGAACTTTGCGAGTTATAGACAAGCAGAACTAGATAGCAACAGAATTAGTACCTTTGCTCAGATGCAACAAATACCTTTTATATCAAACCGTTTTGCTCTACAAAGATTCCTAGGATTAAGCAAAGAAGAAGTAGCAGAAAACGAACGCTTGTGGAGAGAAGAAAACGACGAATTCTTCAATGTTGGTGATACTGATGCCGCAGCACAATTAAGAGATGCTGGCATTACTGGTGCTGACATAAACAACGACTTAGATGCTACTCAAGGTGACGAATTAGAAGGTGATACTGACGATATAGGTGCCAGTGACGAAACGTCTCCAGTAGCAGATGCTGACGATGAGGCATAAATAATATTATGATTATACGTGAACTATATTACTTTAATGATAAAACAATGGAACCGGAAGACGATCAGAGATATGACGCTGACCGTGACGAATCTATTGTAGATATGGATGATACACGAAAAACTAGACTAACACTCAAAGATATTAACAAAGCACGTAGAGCTGACGATGCTCACAAGCGTGAAGCAACGAAAGACTTGGAATACATAAGGGCAATGTATGGCATAGCAGCACAAGGTGGTGAAGAAGCTATATAGGAGATAGTCATTGTCAAAGACCTATATTCCCGGTGAATCTAAAGCTCAGCGTAAATCTCGAAAAAAAGCAGAAAAGGCAAGACGCAACCAAGAAATTAAAGTTGCTTCTCGAATAGCACCTGTGGTTCCCCAATCTAAACCAGCAGAAAAATCTCCTAACGAAAATCATCAGATTAAAAAAAGTGACATAGTTTTTGTACTTGGCAACGGTACAAGTAGGAAAGATATTCTATTAGAACCATTGAGACAACATGGCACTATATACGGTTGTAATGCTTTGTATAGAGAGTTTAAACCTGATTATTTAATAGCAGTTGATACAAAAATGATAAGAGAAATCAGTCATAACGCTTATCAAATGTACAACCAAGTTTGGTCTAATCCTAACAAATATACCCGTTCAGTTGAGAAATTAAACCTCTTTAATCCAAACTTAGGATGGAGTAGTGGGCCTACTGCTCTTAATATGGCTAGTTTACAACACCCTAAAGAAGTATATATACTTGGATTCGACTATCAAGGTTTAGGTAGGAGAAATGAACTTGTAAATAATCTATATGCTGGAACAGAAAACTATAAAAAACAACACGAAAGGGCTACTTATTTTGGAAATTGGCAAAGGCAAACTTCTACTGTCATAAAGAAAAATCCAAAAATTAGATATATAAGAGTAGTACTAGACGAACACTATTTTGTTCCAGAATCGTTGGAAGGACTAGACAATTTAAAACATATTACTGTTGAAAATTTTAAAAAATTGTTCCAAAATCCATAACTGCGTGGTAAATGAGCTCGTTTGAGCCTATTTCGGCGTACTTTTTTCTATAAAGTGTAAATATAACTGACAGCCTTGACAATAAAGGAGAATGACATGACTGATCAAACCAAATTCGAGGAAATGCTCGAAAAATTAGTGAACGAGGACAAGGACGGTGCTGAAGCACTTTTCCATGAAATCGTTGTAGAAAAATCAAGAGAGATTTATCAAAACATCTTAGAATCAGAAGACGAAGAAGTCGAAGAAGATACAGATGAAGAAGTTGATGAAGCTACTGACGAAGAAGTAGACGAAGCAACAGACGAAGAAGTAGACGAAGCAACAGACGAAGAAGTCGACGAGTCAGAAGATGACGATTTAGACGAAATGTTTGGCTTAGATGAGCTTGGAATGGAAGCAGAACCAGAAATGGGCGGCGACGAAACAGATGACATGATGGGTGACATTGCTGCTGATATGGACGGCGACGACGAAGAAGGCGACGACGAAGAAGCTGACGGCCCAGAGGCTGCTATGGACAACTTAGAAGATGCTTTAGCAGACCTAAAAGCAGAATTTGAAAAAATGATGGGTGACGAAGAGCCAGGCGACGAAGATCCTGAAGAGGAAGCAATGGCATTTGAATCAGACGACGAAGAAGTAGACGAAGCAGCTGACGAAGAAGTAGATGAAGCGTCAGATGAAGAAGTTGAAGAAACAACTGATGAAGAAGTAGACGAAAACGCAGCACCTAAAACAGCAGGTGAAGAAATGCGTGAGTACGTAGAAAAAGTATCAGCTTCAATGGGTGACAATGGCGCAAATACAAAATCACCAGTTGCAGGCAAAAACGATATGGGCGGTACAGCAAGTAATTTAAACCAAGCTGGTACAGAAGCTGGTGTAGAAGCTAATAAAGGAAACTTAAAAGGTTCAGCACTAAGCGATCAAAACGCCAAAGAAGATAACGCCGGAAATAGAAATACTAAAGGCGGTATGAGTGCCAAAAAAGGCACAAAAAGCGAACCTGGCCACGGCGCTGAGAAAAAAGGCAAGCCAGACGCACCAGCCAATAAAAAACCAGTAATGGGTGGCTGAGAAGTTAAGGAGAAACGATGTTTCAACTACGTGAAAATCTAAGTTTTGACCAAGCTAAAATGGTCGTTGAGTCTGCTAATGAAGGCAAAGACCTCTATATGAAAGGTATTTGTATCCAAGGTGGTGTAAAAAACGCAAATCAGCGTGTTTATCCCGTTGAAGAAATTGGCAGGGCTGTCACTACGCTCAATGAGCAGATAGCCGGTGGATACTCAGTTTTAGGCGAAGTTGATCATCCAGAAGGACTTAACATTAACCTTGATCGTGTGTGCCATATGGTCACAGAAATGTGGATGGATGGACCAAACGGTTATGGAAAGTTGAAAATTTTACCAACTCCGATGGGAGGCCTAGTAAAAACAATGCTAGAAAGCGGCGTTAAGCTAGGTGTCTCATCTAGAGGTAGCGGTGAAGTCGACGGCGGCGGCAACGTTGCCGGCTTTGAAATAATTACTGTGGACGTTGTGGCTCAGCCTAGCGCCCCCGGTGCGTATCCTACACCAATTTACGAACATATAATGAATGAAAGAGGTGGATACAAGGCAATTTTAACTTCAAAAGAAGTCCAAGGCGACAAAAAGGCACAAAAATATATTGCAGAGAGCTTATTAGGTATAATAAGCAGGCTCCAATAAAGGAGAAATAAATGGAAGCACTAAAATCCCTTTTAGAGAGTGACGCAATTTCAGAAGCAATGAAAGCTGAAATCGAGGAAGCATGGACTGCTAAAGTTGAAGAAAATAAACTTAATGCTACTGCTGAACTTCGTGAAGAGTTTGCTAAAAAATATGAACACGACAAAGGTGTTATGATTGAAGCAATTGATGCTATGATGACTGAAAAACTTTCAGAAGAAATGGCAGAATTCAATGAAGATCGCAAGCAACTAGCTGAACAAAAAGCAAAATATGCTATCGCGATGAAAGAACATGCTACTTTACTAAGTACCTTCACTAAAGAAGCACTTGTTAAAGAAGTTTCAGAACTACACGCAGATCAAAAAGCAATGGCAAATAAATTTGCTGTTCTTGAAGAATTTGTTGTAGATCAACTTGCTAAAGAACTTGCTGAGTTCAATGAAGACAAAAAAGACCTTGCTGAAACTAAGGTACGTTTAGTACGTGAAGGCAAGGAACACTTGAATAAAGTAAAAACTACCTTTATTCAAAGAAGTGCTAAAGCTATATCAGAAACAGTTGACAAAGCTCTTAAAGGAGAAATTAATCAACTCAAAGAAGATATTAACGCAGCACGTAAAAACGATTTTGGTCGCAAAATTTTCGAAGCGTTTGCTAACGAATATATGGGTTCTCATTTAAATGAGAAATCAGAGACCAAAAAACTACTTAAAGTTGTTGATGTCAAAGACAAACAAATTGCTGAAGCAAAAGAATTAGCACTAAAAGCTAAAACTATTGCTGAAGCAAAAGACGCAGAAGTAAAGCGTCTTGTTGAAGCACAACAACGCACAGGAGTAATGAATGAACTTCTTGGACCTTTAAGTAAGGACCAAAAAGAAATTATGACAGACTTACTGGAATCAATTCAAACTGCTAGACTACGTTCAGCATTTGATAAGTACCTTCCATCAGTAATTGATGGTAACAGTCCAGCAAAGCAGAAGGCGCAGCTTACAGAGGCAAAAGAAATTACAGGCAATAAACAAACACAAAGTTCTAATGAAGCAAGTACACATAATGTCGTAGACATTAAACGTCTTGCTGGATTATAAAGGAGAAGATAATGTCAGAACTATTAGAAAGTCGCTGGCAGGAGACAAAAGGTGCCTTAACTGAAGGCCTCGCAGGCAACAAAAAAGCTGTTATGGAAACAACTCTTGAAAATACTCGTAAGCATTTGATGGAAACCGCAACAGCTGGTGCAACTTCTGCTGGTAACGTAGCAACACTAAATCGTGTGATCCTTCCAGTGATCAGACGTGTAATGCCAACCGTTATCGCTAACGAATTGGTAGGTGTACAACCAATGACTGGTCCAGTGGGCCAAATTCACACACTTAGAGTACGTTACGCAGATGCGTTCGACTCAACAAGTGGAACAGATACCGCAGCAGGTGATGAAGCTCTTAGCCCATTCAAAATTGCTGAAGGTTATTCTGGTGCAGCTGATGACAAAGCAGCAGCTACATCAGCACTAGAAGGTGCAGCTGGTAACAGACTAAGCATTCAGATCTTGAAACAGACTGTTGAAGCGAAGTCACGTAAGTTGTCAGCACGTTGGACATTTGAAGCGGCTCAGGACGCTCAAAGCCAACACGGCATCGACGTAGAAGCAGAAATCATGGCAGCACTTGCTCAAGAGATTACTGCTGAAATCGACCAAGAAGTTATCGCAAGTTTGACTTCATTGGCCGGTACTGCGCCAGAAACATATGACCAAAACGCAGTTTCAGGTACAGCTACTTTTGTTGGTGATGAGCATGCAGCTCTTGCTGTTTCAATCAACAGAGTATCAAACTTAATCGCACAGCGTACACGCAGAGGCGCAGGTAACTGGGCTGTTGTATCACCAACAGTACTAACACTGTTACAAAGTGCTACAACTTCTGCTTTCGCACGTACAACAGAAGGTACTTTCGAAGCACCAACCAACACAAAACTAGTTGGTACATTAAACAACGCAATGAAAGTATATGTAAACACATATGCTACTAGCGATGATGTACTTGTTGGTTACAAAGGTACTTCAGAGTCAGACGCAGCAGCGTTCTACTGCCCATACATTCCATTGATGAGCAGTGGTGTTGTACTAGACCCAGATACATTCGAGCCAGTAGTTAGCTTCATGACACGTTATGGTTATGTTGAACTAACAAACACTGCTTCGTCTTTGGGTAACGCAGCAGACTACCTAAGCAAAGTTGCTGTTACAACAGCAAACCTAAGCTTCACATAAGCGTAGTTAAATATTATAAAATAGGCCCTACGGGGCCTATTTTTTTGGCTAAGTATTAAAAAGGAGTTAATATGACAGGACAAATATACAAACACAGTGGTACCAAAGCAATTATCAGACCTGACGAATGGGGTTCTAATAGAAGAGATGTAATCCTTGATAACAAAGATAAAAAATATAAAATAGGAGACAAACTTACATTTGACATTGTAAGAAAAAATAACAGATCTTATGCTGAGAATGTGTCTATTGAGGCTTAATAACCCATTTTAACAAAAAGGCTAAATACTAATGTCAAAAGACTTATGCGGTACCCACCGCGTAGACTTAGAACGTCATAAAGGAGAAACAAATGGGACGTCCAATAAACAAACAAAAATTAGGATACGGTTCAGGTCGTATCGCAGTTAGCCGCCACTTTTTTACAGGCGGAGCAGAAGCTACAACAGCAGCACACATTGTAAGACAAGTTGCCTCAAACAAGTTTGTGGTTAGATTAGATTCAAACAACGACGGTGGTGGACCGTTCTCACCAAGAACACATGCTAGTGATGAAGTAATGACACTTGTAAACAAAGCTAACGGAGCAATGGTAGCAGGTGAATTTAGAATTGATGCTGTAGGCTCAGATTCAACAACTTACCAAGTTACACGTTTACACAACAGAACAGTACAACTTGAGGATAACGACAAAGCAATTTACAACGTTGGGTTTGACGCAAGTGCTAAAGAAAACTCAGCAGTGCCAAACGCAGTACTATCAGTAGCATTACCAAGTCAATAAGTTGGAGATTTGAATGCCTGGCGCTAAGTTTATATCTCATGATGTTGATACTTACAAATTAACAATTAACGATGGTGGATCAGTATCGTTTGTGGCTGGTGACGGTTTAACTCCAGCTACAACTGGTACGTTTAATTTTTTCGGCAACTTAAATGTTGTTGGTTCTACTACGACAATTGAAACTAGTGAATTATCTATTACTGATAAAACTATCACAGTCAACAAAGATGAAACAGGCGCTGGTGTTAGCACAGGTCCAGATGGGACTAATACAGCTGGCTTAATTATTGAAAGAGGATCATATCCTGATGCGAAACTTCTATATGATGAAGATTTAGATTGGTATGATTCGAGATTAGGTGGCACAACAAGTATTACAGGTGCTTTTGCGTTCAAGGACAACAATAACGAAACTATTGGTATATTCACTAACTTTGTAGGAACTTTTGATCAAGATCTAGTTTTGCTAGGCGAAGGAACAAAAACTGTATCTGTAACAGGTACTACGTCCTATGAAAGACAAGTATTTACTTATCAAGGCGATGTAATAGAACCTAATGTAAATAATCTAGATAGATTGTCTGATCCAATTGATCCAGATATCATTCCTAATGTACAAGCATTAAAAGATTATGTTAGAGCATATAACACTTACAATTTTACAGACACTATTGAAAGTGCTGATACAACTGTAAGTGTAGCAGATTCAGAAGAAACTAGTAGTCCAAGTTTAGCACTTGTTACAGTTGACGGAACAGAAGTTGCTAGGTTTTATCAAACATCAATTGATCTCTTACAATTAAAAATTGATAGTGATACTTTAACAAGTTTAGATATTAATGGTAATGTAAAAATTGGAGGTAACGGTACAGGCAGTGTTGAGTTTACTACAGACGCATTATTTCCTGTTACAGCTACAGATCCAACAGCACCAACTGACGGTGTGAAGCTATATGGTAAAGCTGAAGGAGACGGTGGTACTGGATTATTTTTTGTAAATCAATCTGAAACACAAGACGAATTGATTAGTAGAAACAAAGCACTATTATATAGTATAATATTTTAAGGAAAGCAAAATGGCAATAAGCAGTGTAAACATATTAGCAACAGATACAACAATACTAAGTGTTCCTGCTGGCAAAAAGTATGCGATTACTACTATTGTGGTTTGTAATTATGCTACTACTACAGACGCATCGTTTGATAGTCAATTTGATATGCATGTAATAGCAGGCTCAGGAGGAGTAAAAAGCGTTACAAACAAAGTATTAAATGCCGTAGCAATGCCAGCTCAGGAAACTTTTTCTTTTAACACAGAACGTTTAATTTTAGAGGAAGGTGATCGAGTGGTATTAAACAGTCCTGATTCAAACAGGCTGAGCGCAACAATTAGTTATCTGGAAGTTTAAAGTCTAATGGAATTTATTAAAAAGCAAAGTTTATACAGACGCAAAATTGATAATAAAGAACTTATTATTGATGCAGATGGTAATGTGTCTATTACACCACAAACAGGTAAGGTTACTATTGATGGTGACTTAGCAGTTTCAGGATCGAGTTCTGGTCCAACTAATAACCTTACATTTTATGTATCACTTGAAGGTAACGATGACAATGACGGCTTAGGTGCCGGCAAAGATAGGGCTAAAAGATCAGTAAAAGCTGCGGTAGAAGCAGCACCAGCTGGAGCAACAATTAAAGTTGCGCCTGGTGACTTTTATGAAGACAATCCTATCACAATGAAAGAACGACAAACTGTACGCGGTGACAGTTTGCGTAATACACAAATTTTTCCAAATAATTCTACATCTGACATTTTCCTTATGGATTGTGCGTGTTATTTGTTCCAATTAACATTTAGAGCTTTACAAGATCCGGGCTGGTGTGCAAGAATTAAACCTGGAGCACTAGTAACAGTATCACCATATGTACAAAACTGTACAAACATGAACGGTCCTTGGTTGAATGACGGTACTGAATTTACACCATTTGTAACTGAACAAATCGAAGGTGTACCTGCTACTGCTCGACCAATTGAAAACGATCCTAATGTACCATTAGCAAAGCGTGTTAATGAAAATGGCGGGGGTAATGGTATCCTTGTTGACGGTAACGATTACGACCAGCGTTCGTTAGTATTCAGCTTTGTTGCGGATGCGTTTACACAAATTGCTCAAGGTGGTATTGGTTTCCATATTACTAACTTTGGTTATACACAGATTGTTAGCTGCTTTACAGTTTTTACACGTATTGGATTTATGACCACTAAAGGTGGTTATCTTAGTATCTCAAACTCAGTTAGTGACTTTGGTACATTTGGTATTATTGCTGACGGATTATTTGAAAAAGTTTATACTACAGCTCGACCGTCACAAACATACACTTCAAGTGTTGGTAGTGTAACAGTTAACAGCACAGGAGCAGGATACACAGGAGTACCCACTGTTACATTTGGAGCGCCTGAAACACCAGGAGGTGTTACCGCTCAAGGTACAGCAAGTGTTGACGCATTAAGAGGAGAAGTTACATCTGTAACAGTTGACAACCCAGGCAGTGGGTATCAAACGCAGCCAACTATTACTTTTACAGGAGGAGGATTTACTTCTCAAGCGACTGCTACTGCTAACTTAATTAAAAATCAAAGTATTGTTGTAAACAGTTTACGAGACGTTCCACAGACAGGTAGTATTATTAAATTTGAAGGTGATTCTACTGTTTACTATGTAACTGGTAATGACATTACAACTCAGCCATTTATATACGACGAAACAGTTTGTAGGCGAGATGTAAACAGAATTATTGATGCTGTAATGGGAGATATAGCATTAGGTACAAATTATCAAAGTATATCTGCTGGTAGAAGTTACTTACGTGCTAATAGTGCTAAAGTTTTAAATCAACAATTACAACCTACTATATTTGGTATTGAAGCAGTAAGAGACGAGATACTTGCACGTATACCAGATAGCGATCCAGCAAATGAACAATTTAGATACGATGTTATTGAAAAAATAGCTATTATTACAAATTTTATTGCTGAAGAAGATAGTAGTGCTGCTCCTGACATTGTATACGATGATAGTAATGCTACAAGTAATGGTGCTGTAGCAGCAAAAGATAATATTCTTTTAAACAAAGATTTTATTGTAGAAGAAACTATAAAATATATTGCTGAACAATTTACTGATCTAAGTTACGATCAAGACAAGTGTGAAAGAGACACAAGATTAATTACTGAAGCAGTAGCATTTGATACAGCATTAGGAACAAACTATAACAGTGTCACAGCAGGATTATCTTACGCAAGGGCAAACGCAACTACTGTAGCAGAAAAACAACTTGAAGTTACAGTAGCAGCATATACTCATATTAGAGATTTAGCACTAGCACTAGCAGATGTAGCAGCAGATAGCACAGCGGTAGCAAGAGTAAAAGCAGGATACGACGAAGTCATTGACATAATTACTGGTAGGGCTTATAATACAACTACCTGTAGAAGAGATGTTGGGCAAATTGTAGATAGTGTGGCATTTGATGTAGCATTAGAAACAAACTATAACGCAGTGACTACAGGTCTTTCTTATCAAAGAGCAAACAGTTCGTATGTAAAAAGTGCTCAATTCCAACAAACAATTGCTTCATATGAATACATGAAGCAAATAGCAAGCGATACCTATATGGCATCGGATACTACTGCTGTATCTAGATCAAATGCAGCGTTTGATGAAATACTTGACATTATAGAAAACGGAGCAGTAAGCACAGATTCAAGTGCTGATGTTCTTGTGTTTAACACACCAACCGGCGGCGATATTAATAAAGAGTATGCTAGAGTATTATTACAAGCTAACAGAACTTATATATCTACTGAATTGAACACATGGATACAAACAAATTATCCTTCTTTAGATTATGACGCAATTAAGTGTGCTAGAGATACAAAGTATATTGTTGATGCTATTACATTTGATGTTCAGTACGGAGGAAACTTTGCTACTAGGAGAGCAGCAGAGGCGTACTTTGAAGGAACAACAAGTCAGCTTCCAGCAGATCAAAGACCAATTACTGCCGCAGCATACAATCACTTAGCAAACAATATTTTAAGTCAAATTGTAATAGAAAATTATCCAGGACAAACAACAAACGGTAACTTAGCATCATCTGTTGAAGTAGACGAAGTAGCAGGACTAGCAAGCATTATTGCTGATGTAATTACAGCGAATAGTGTAGCAGGTATGCCAACACTTATTGAACCTTCAATTACTTGGGCAACAGCAGGATTGCAAACAGCAACAACAAATTGGAAAACTAACAAATCAACAATACAAGATGATGTAATCGAAGAAATTACTATAGGTAATATTACTAATGCTGATACAATAGTTTATCCAGATCCAACAGGAGTAATTACAACTAGAGTAAATGCTAAAAATCAGTTACTTGCTAACAAAACATTTATAAAAACTGAAATAGCTGCTTATATAAATCAAAACTTTCCAAGTTTAGGATACAACCAAAAGAAATGCGAAAGAGACGTTGGATATATTGTTGACGCATTAATTTATGATATATTGTACGAAGGCAATAGTGCTACTCGTCAAACAGCACTAAGTTATTTTGTAGGAACAACAAATCAATTAGGAACTGTTGCCGAAGAAACAACTGCTACTATAGATGCGTACACGCACTTACAAGGTGTAGTTACAGGTATACTTTTAGAATCAGCATTATCAAAGAGTTCAGGTAATACACTTACACAAAATACTTCAAACGAACCAGCAAGTGCTGCAGAAGTAACAAGTTCTACATCGTTAATACAAATAATCATTGACGTGTTAACAGCAGGTAACACAACAAATATTGTAGCAAAAAATAACGCTGTAACAGATTGGGCTCCTGCTTCATTACAAACAGCATTTGCGTCAGTCTTTGGACAACAAGACAACTTCGCTGCTGAAACTACAAATTATATTTTAGAAAATTTTCCAACATTTACTTATGATAGAGAAAAGTGTAAAAGAGATGTTGACTTAATTTTACAAGCTGTTATCCGAGATGCTAAATTAAATTCTAACCACAATGCTATTGTAGCAGGTCAAAGATATTTACAAGGTGTATCAAGTGTTGTAACAAACGACCAACTTCCAGCAACTATACTTGCTATGCGTGAGGCAAAAAGACTATCATTAACATACTTAACAGCTAGTTCTATTGCTACATCTAGAGTAACTGATGGTTGGGATACTGTGCTTGAGTTATTAGAAAATGGAACATTGCCTAGTGAAGGATATACATATCCGTCACCTACACCAGCAAGTCAAGAATTAATTGATGCTGCTAGACAATTACAAGATAACAAAGCATTCTTAATAGAAGAAACAATTGCTTACATTAATGATCAATATTTTGTATATGATTCAGCAAAATGTGCTAGAGATTCGCAATTGATTTTAGACGCAGTTACAAATGACTTAGTTACTGGAACAAATTACAACAGTATCACAGCTGGAAGATCTTATTACAGAGCAAACAGCGCATATGTTATTAGCGATCAAATTACACAAACTGTAGCAGCAATTACGCATTTAAAAACTGAAACTGCTGCGGCTGTTTCTGCCGATACTGCTAGTGTAACAATTTTAAATGGCTTGTTTGACGAAATAATCGACATTATACAAAACGGTGAAGGCAATGCCGACGCTCTAGTATGGACAAATCCAGCAGGCGATACAAGTAAAACAAATGCTCGATTAATGTTACAGAATAATAGAGCATATATCATTTCAGAATTAATAACTTGGATTAATACAACATATCCTTACTTAACATACGATCAAAGCAAGTGTGAAAGAGATACTGGGCTGATTGTTGATGCTTTATCACATGATATTCAATATGAAACAAACCTAGCAAGCATACAAAACGCTAGAGCATACTTTGAAGGTGCTGTAAGTGTTTTACCATATGATCAAAGATTAGAAACAGTTGGCGCACTAAACCAATTAGGTATAATTGCTGAACAAGTATGTTTAGGAACATATGCTGGACAAAATACTAGTGCTGGAGCAGCTGACGCAGACGATTCTGCTGCTGTAAAAGCATTAGCAGATATTATTGAAAACACAGTGAATGCTAACACATTAGCAGTATTACCAGCTGAAACAGTACCAACACTAGTAGGTGCTAACGCTACTACTCAAGCAACAAGAGAAACAATTCTAAGTGCGGGAGATAGTTCGAGTGCTGATCTTGTACAAAGTGTTATTGATTACATAAACAATAGCTTAAATGGATTTAGTTATAATCAAGAGAAATGTCGTAGAGACACAGGCTATCTTATTGAATCTACTACACATGACTTACTTTATACAGGTAACAAAAGTTCTTTGTTAAGTGCTAGAAGTTATTTTTACAATAATGAAAGTCAAGTGTATGGACAAGAAAGCCAAACTACTACAGCATTAACTAGATTAAAACAAGTAGCAGGTCAAGTAATTCAAGGTATTGCGGTAACGCCTACAACAGGTAATACCGAAACACAAAGTTTAGTTGGAACATATGGAACTTCAAATGAAGTAACAACATCAAATGACTTGTTTAACATTACCATTGATGCTATAAATGCCGGAAACTTGTTAAGTACTCCAGGTGATCAAGAACCTGACACAAGCTGGGCACTTGCTACAATGGTTGCTCCATTAGATGTATTGTTGGCAAATAGCACTGTAGTACAAGAAGGTGTTATTACATTTATTAAAGAAAACATACTAGGCTTTTCGTATAATGTAACAAAGTGTGAAAGAGATACAAAATATATTATTGATGCTGCTTTGTATGATATGATGTATGGTGGTAACAAGCAAACACGTAGAGCAGGTGAAGCATATTACACCGGTACAATTTTAGCTGGTATTACAACAGCAGGAAGTAATGCTGATCAAGAAGGTGTTACAGAATTTGCTTATAAACATTTAGCAAACTTAATGTCGCAAATTGGACAGAATAAAACTGTTACAACAAGCGATGGTGTTACACTTACACAAACTTATGGCACAGTTGGCGGAACAAATGAAGCTACTACATCTGTAGTGGCAAATATTACTAAAATTGCTGAAATTATTAGCGCAGGAACTGCTCCAGAATTACCATACGAAATAGATCATTTTTATGACGTTCTTGGAGATACAACAGCCAATGCTAAACGTACAATTGTTTTAGCAGATGAACAAGCAATTGAAGACGAAGCAATTAGATTGCTAAACCTAGAATATGGCGGTGTAGCTGAACTAACATTATTCCCACAGTTAACATACGTTGCTGAAGGAACATTAGGTAGTATGCAAAACGTTTCAACTGTAAGTACTTCGGGTCACGCATTTGAATATGTTGGCGCAGGTGTTACCTATAACGCACTTCCGTTCTTTGGCGGTAGTGCTATTGCTGAAAACGAAATTACAGAGACAGACAACGGTAAAGTATTTGCTGGTGGTACAGTTGACCAAATTGGTAACTTTAGAGTTGGTAACTTCTTTAGTGTTAACGCACTAAGCGGCGCTATTACACTTAATGCTGAAGAAATTAATTTAAGTGGTATTGCTAGTATAGGACCGTTCAAGCGTTTTGGTATTCCAGTTGGTGTTGAATTAAAAGAAGTAAGTAACAGTTCAGACTTAAGAGCCAGCACTGGTCAAGCAGATCAAAACACTGTGCCAACACAAGTTGCTGTTACAAACTATGTTGAAAACAGATATCTCAACAAACTTACAGGCGGAGTAGTATTAGGCGATGTACAAATCGATGCTGATTTAGCAGTTGACGGCGGTGACTTAACTACTACTGCTACAACATTTAATTTATTAAATGACAACGCTAATATTGTAAATGCGTTTGGTGGCACAACACAATTAACAATCGGTGCTGTTGGCATTGGTACTACAACTATCAAACACAATGTTGACATTGACTTAGATCTAAATGTCGACGGTGGTGATATTACAACAAACATACTTGATACTTTTAATCTGTTAAACACTAATGTTCAAACAGTAAATGCGTTTGGTGATGCTACAGAAATAAACATAGGTGCTGTATCTACAGACAGTGTGTTCCAAGTAAACAGTGAGATTGTAATATTCAACAGTGTCGGTACACTACAGATTCCAGTAGGAACAACAGCACAACGTGGAGCAGATAGTACAGCAGCAGTTGGTCAAATACGTTTTAACACAACAGACGAAACGTTTGAAGGATATGACGGTGCTAACTGGGGAACACTTGGCGGTGTCAAAGATGTTGACCAAGACACCTTTATACGTCCTGAATCGAGCCCAGGAGCAGACGAAGATACATTAGACTTCTTTACCGACGGTGTAGAGCGCTTAGAACTAACCACAACCACCTTTACAATCCGTGATAGTGTGCTTACAGTATTAGAAAATACAACCGAAAGCACTGATTACTTAACAGGTGCTATGACTGTAGAAGGTGGTGTCGGAATCGCTCGTAACTTACATGTAAGAGGTTATATAAGTGGCAACGAATCTGATGTGCTACAACTTACTGAAAAAGCTACAGATAAAATTTTAATACCTGCTAATACAATTCAATCTACTGATGGATTTAAAATTATTACTGATGCTGGCGATAGTACAACATCAAGTATTAGTACACCAATTACACTAGCCCATCATAACCAATCAGGAACAGCATCAGCAGGTTCAGGTGTTGGATTAAATTTTGAAATTGAAACAACAAACAATTTGTTTGTAAATGGTGCTAAGATTGAAGCTATTAGTACTGATGTTACAACTGGTCAAGAAGACTTTGACATGGTAGTAACTACTACAATTAATGGCGCAGATGTAGAAAAACTTAGAATAAGTGAAGATACAAGCACATTCACAACAAATGTTCAAATTGATCAAGATTTATTTGTAACAGGTATTCTTGACGCAGCAGGATTTAGAGGAAGTATCTTTGCTGATGATAGCACCGAGATGATCGATGCTATTAACAACAGAATTGTTGTTACAACACTAGATGCTGGCACACTAACATTAGTTACAGATTTAGAAGTACAATATGGTGGTACAGGTGTAAGTACATTTACTGAAAATGGTATCCTTTATGGTAATGTTGCTGATCCAGTACAAGTTACTGCCGCTGCTGGAAGTGCTGACGCAAGTAATAGTTTCCAGATTCTTACAGTAACAGCTGATGCTGACGCAACGCCAGTTTGGACTGACACAATAGATGGTGGTAGCTTTTAAATAAAAAGCTACTACTTTTTCTCCGTGATAAATAGTATTAACGATCTCTATCGTTTTTAATTTGGGCGTCTTCGGACCTGACCCGTTACCTATTTAGGAGGCAGCCAATATGGCAACAACAATTAGACACAAGCGAAGTGCGGTCGCTGGTAATCAACCTAGTGTAGCACAACTTGAATCCGGCGAATTAGCCATCAACACAGCAGACGGTAAAGTATATCTACTAAGAGATGATAACACTGTCCAAGATATTACAAAAAGAATATTTGAAGGTAATACTGAAGTTAGAGTAGACGACTTGTTAGATAGCGCAAGTGCTGAGATCAGCATGAGTGTTAACGGCGATGAAAAAATGACAGTGACTAATGCTGGATTTAATATAAAAGACGATGTTGATTTAGAAGATGCTACAAAACTTACTTTTAGAGAAAGTATCGGTTCGGGTGAAGATGGGATTAGTCTTAAAGCACCAGATAACCTTCCAAACAGTTATGATTTAACTCTGCCTCTAGTTAATGGTACTGTTGGACAAATTTTAAAAACAGACGGTAACGGAAATCTAGCATTTGGAGATCCTGATATTTTTGGCGGTAACGTAATTTATGTCAGTGCTGAACAAGGCGACGATGATAACGATGGACAAAGTGCTCCAGTAAAAACAATTAAAAGAGCATGTAAATTAGCCAGTGCTATTGTTTACAATCCAGATGGAACAATTACAGGTACAAGAGTTAATATCAAAGTTGCGGTTGGTGACTATACAGAAGATAACCCACTTATTATTCCAGACAATGTTGTTGTTAAAGGCGACGGTTTGCGTGGTTGTATTGTACGTCCAGCTAATGCTAACTTGGATATGTTTCGTGTACGTAATGCTTGTTACTTTGGTGAATTTACATTCCGTGACGGTGTTGACGATAACCAAGTTCCACTTATTACTTGGGACTATGCTACAGTGTTTGACGATCCTAATGCTACTGATATAACAGATAGAAGCGAATACACAAACTTACCAAACACAAAACCAACTATTGTTACTTCACCATATACGCAGAACTGTTCCATTATTTCGTTCTTGGGAGGTAGTGGTGCTAAGATTGATGGTGCGTTGGTTGAATCTCCAAACGTTCCTCGTTACAATATTGAAGCTGAGAATCCAGTTGTAGGAGCCACACCTGAGCAAGGTAAATCAATGGTTGCTAACGCATACACCATGCTTTCATTTGGTGGTACAGGCTGGCGTCTACTTAACGATGCTTACGCACAGATCGTTTCGTGTTTCCAAATTTTCCTACTAAACGGTGTTTACACACAGTCAGGTGGTTATTGTTCCATTACTAACTCCGCTACAAACTTTGGATTGTATGCGTTGAGATCTAGTGGTTATTCACCAAAAGCATTTGAATTTGACAGAGCACACGTTGTATCTACTGGTGCTAGTGAAGGTAAACAAACAATTACTATTGTTGGTGTAAATCGTGATGCGCCTGTTGAAGAATTTATTTTAAGATACAGAGATCCTGGTTATAAAAGAGCGTATACTTTAATTTTAAATCAAAGAGATGCTATTGCCCAAGATACAGTTGA